AAGGCAAAACCCATGCGGAGCTCTCCCAAGCGCTTGCTCAGCTCAGTGAGGCAGTTCTGACCCATGGGGGAACGGGAACCATCACGCTCAAAATCACCGTCAGCCCCCTGGGACACGAAAAACGCCTTGTGGTCAAAGATGAAGTGGTGGTCAAACCACCGAAACCAATCAGGGAATCCAGCATCTGGTTCTACAACAGCAACGAGCGCGGCTTGAGCCGTCGCGATCCCAGTCAGGGCGAGCTGGATCTGGCAGTGATTCCTATGCGCCCTCGCACGGGGGCTGCGGTTGCGGCAGATCAGTCCAGCAGGCCCAGTGCATGATTATTGATAAACATCATCCAATCCACCGCTTTTTGGATTTCATGGATCTTTCTCAACTGGTCATACCCCCACAATTGCCTCTCACGGGATTGGCCATTTACAGCGACGGCACTCTGTTGCTGCAAGGCGGCGATCAACGGCTCTATTGCATCTGCAAAGCCAATGATCTCTCCGCCGATGCCTACAAACAGATGTTGTGTTTACTTGAGGTGGCCTTGGGCCTTCAACGCAACGATTTAGCAACAACCGACCCATCATCATTTCAGTCATTGCTGCGTATGATGATGCATTTGCTGCGAGGCTTGGCGAGTGATCCAATCCCCAGGGCAATCGTATCCGTGGGAATTCGGCCTTTACTCCCTCCACCTTTTCCACAAAATGCCCAGCCATCTGGAGGAGGCATTTGCCAACCAGTGGTTGGTGAGCTTCCCGGAACTGCCGTTTCAGCGCGAGCATGTTCTGCCGATCTGGGTTGCCTGGGCCCTCTTCCAGCAGCAACAAGGCCTCAAAAACCGTAGGCCACCGCCGTTCAGGGCTGACTTTGCCTGGCCAAATGCTCAAGTTGCCGTGGAGATCAACGGAGGCATCTGGCGCCCTGGTGGGCATTCCACTGGCAGCGGCATCACACGAGACATCACGAAAACCACCCTCGCCCAGCTCTCCGGTTGGGTTCTCATCCCCCTCTCCGAAAGCCATGTCTTCGACGACAACCCTTTCTGGCTGCGCCTCATCGCCGACCTCGTCACGGAAAGAAGAGATCAGCTACTCAGCAGAGAGCCCTCAAGTGGTGCAACTGGCGGGCATCGATCTACGACGGAACTCTCATTGCTTGACACCCTGGATGGCGTCTCACGGCGGCCAGGTCGTTCCAGGGCTCGAACACAGCGGAGTCGAGTGGATCTCCGTTCAACACTTGGGCAGTTACGGCAACAGGCTGCTGCGCTTGGTGCACAATGCTAGATGCATACATCTAAAGCCATGCGAAGGCTTTGACGCAATCGCCAAATTGCGGATGTTGCAGATCAATGACGGAGACTTCATCTTGCATGCAATGCCTTGCGGTATCACAGTGCCGCCAACTGGCATTTATTTCCCTCCAGGGTCTTTGCAGATTGTTGTTGATCAGGATGAGCGGAATGTGATCAATGACAGTACCACTTTGCCCATCCCACGCTTGGTGCCATCTGTGCCATACAACGGATGGTGCAAGAAACAGCACATTTACGTGGATTACGGCATGACCGAAAAGGCAGTGATCTTTTTCAACGATTTTGGCTGGCCAATCGCATGCCGTGAGAATGAGTTTATCAGTCAGGAGCGTGTTGCTGTTCGATGGTGGCGTTTTGACTACAGCCGGCCCGCCCAGGAGTTGCTCTGATGAAAGCCTTGTCAATTCGACAACCGTGGGCATGGTTGATTGTCAATGGTTACAAGGACATCGAAAACCGTGATTGGTATATTTGGGAAAAAGGCCGAATATTGGTGCATGCTTCTACGAATTGTACACGCTATGAATACATTACTGCTGTTGAGTTTTCACAGCCGCTTTTGCCGACTGGTGTCATCATACCCACCCTTCAGGATTTGCCGCGCGGCGGCATTTGCGGAAGCGTCGAGATCTTCAGCGTTGTTAGTCGATCAGATTCGCCATGGTTTCATGGCAAGTTCGGTGCTTTGCTCAGGAACCCTGCTCTTGTGGACTTCTGTCCAATGCATGGGCGTCTTGGTATTTTTGACGTTCCAGATTCAATACTTTCAGCCGCGGGGCATTCCGATGCGGCTTGAGACCTTGCAAGACGCCGTTCAAGAGGCGGAGAGATTCCTGGAGCGGGCACGCACCCTCCAAGAGCTTGTGAAAAAAAACCCGCGATGGGGAATGTCTGCTCAGCGATCGGCATCAGGCGCCGTCCGTCGAGCCTCGATGGATTTGACGAGAGCCCTCACCAAACTACGGAGGCCTGACGTATGACCACCAACCACCCCGCCCCGGCTGAGCCGGCCGACCATATCCGTAACGGCACGGAAATGGTTGCCCCGCCCGCTGAGGGGGGAAGTGGGGGAGTTGGCGAATATAAAGCTAATTGATACTGCATTGCTGGACATTTCGGGCGGACTTTGCTATTTCTCGGCTGAGGCCAAACACGCTCAGCTGCTAGATGCTGAGAAAACGCTAGAGACGCTCCGCGCCACCATCGACGCTTATCGGGCTAGCCACCCCGCCCCGGCTGAGCCGGTTGAACTGACGTATAAAGAGCTAATTGATGCTGCATTGAAGGATGTTTCGGGCGGACTTTGCTATTTCTCGGCTGAGGCCAAACACGCTCAGCTGCTAGATGCTGAGAAAAAGCTAAAGACGCTCCGCGCCGCCGTTTTTGCCGACCGGGCTAGGCGGGCTGCCGCCCTGCTCCAGCAGCATGCGGCTGAGCTGGCGCAATGCCGCGAGGCGCTCCGGCGTGTCCGGCGATGGGGCGGTTTTTTTGACAGATGGGACAGCGGAGTTGTCCTCGGTGTCATGGCATGGATTGACGACGGCATGACCGGGCCGCTCCCTGCAATGCCTTCGTACTTGGCGTCCTTGGAGGGTAACGGCAATGCCTGAGATTTGCTCTTATCCCGGCTGCTCCGAACCTCACGACAACTGGCCGGACGGCACCACCGATGGGCACCTCTGCCAAGATCACTGGGAGGCCAAATGCTCGCGTGAGTTTTGGCTTGCCGTGCAGGGTATGGTGCCATGGCCCTGGGCGCTGAAGCGGGGCTCACAGGAACCAGGCGATGGCTGATCTCTGTCACTGATCGAACGAACCTAAGTTGAAGCAAGCCTCGCGAAAAGCGAGGCTGCATCTGGTCGCCCCAATGCTTCAACTCTTCGCCATTCACATCGCCATCATGGCCAATCTCCTGGCTCGCCTGTCCACCGTTCTTTCTAACAAGCAGAGTGAAATTGCGTCTCTCAAGCAACAATTGGCGGCAGCGCTCGCCAATGACGCAGCCGATGCGGCTGCAATCGAAGCAGCCAATGCAGAAGCTGCCGCAGCTGTGACTCAGGCCGAGCAGGCCAAGGAAAGCGTCAATCGCCTCCAGGTGCTGGTTGAGGCCGATACTATTGAGGATCAGGCCATCTCGGATCTGCTGGCCACCTTCGAGCCCAGCACTGAGTCTGCACCTGACAGCGCTCCTACTCCTGAACCTGTCGGCTGAGCCCGTTGGCAGCTTGCGAACGAATTGGCCGCTCCTTTCGGGGGCGGCTTTTTTGATGGTGGTTCATGCGCGCCACAGCGCCCCTTCTGCCTTGCGGCGGCGCCGCAGCTGCGCCTCGCAGGGGCTGCCCTGGGCTACGTAGAGCATCATCGCGGCCGGCACAGCCTCCAAGATCCGAGCATCGATCTGCAGACCTGTGTGCAGGCACTTGGAAAGGCTGGCGAACGCTGGATGGCGGTACCAGCGCATGCCAACGTCATCGGTGAACGAGAGAAGGGCGGCCTGTTCGTTCACATTCAGCTGTTGCCAGCCTCCGATGCCACAGGCGAGGCACTGAAGAGCTGTGACCAGTTGGACTTTCAGAACGGCATCGGCCTGGGCCTGGCTGATTCTGTCGCCCGCTCGAACTGGCCTGCCATCACCAAGGTGAATGCATCCCCAGCCGATCCTCCAGAGCTCTCCGCCAGTCCGTGGATCGGGGAAGGCCTCCAGCTGGCAGCCCTCGAATTCTTTCACCAACGGCATTGCCACCGCGACGGCAGGAGGCAATGCCACGCAGCAGTCAGGCTGGTTCAGGGTCATCGTCATCGCTGGAGCCATCCCGGACATGAGCCGACGGCACAATGCCAATTGGCCCACCGAGGGGCTGCTCGTCTGGCCTCTGTCCGCGGCGACGGTTGATCAACACGCCACCTGACACGCCGCCCATGGCGGCAGCAGCTGATTCAGCAGGGGAGTGGGCCACAAGGGCTAACAAGGTGTCGGTGCTGCGGCGGCCAATTTCGCCCATCTGCGACCAGGCCGGCAGGCATTCCAGGGGGCGCCGGCTCCGGGCTTCGCACAGCACGGCTTGCGTGAGGCCCGCCACCAGCTGCCAGGCCACGTTTCCCACCACCACCCAACCGGCGATCGTCAGGCCGGCGCCGATCACCGGCGACACGCTGGAGATCACGGGGCCATGCCGCTTGGGGTGGGTCATAGCTTCCCCTTGGCGAGGCGAACTTCATGCTCAAGCAGCTCCTTGGCAACTTCATCGTTCTTTTTATGCTGCGCCTCCTGGTTCTTGACCAGTTGCGAGAGCGACTCCCGCATGACTGAAACATCCCTCCAAACACCAATTGTGGCGCTTGCGGCTGCCATGATTGACAGTGCCGAAATGGTTGCCAGAACTGGCAGCACCAGGCTGCCCATCATCTGGGGTTGCCGGTGCAGTTCGGATAAATGTGGATCGTCGAGAGAAGCCATGGACTGTGGCTCAGAGAAAATCAGCTTAGGAACCCCTTTGCTTTTGCTTTAGCTTTTTGCCGTCAGTTGCGTGCCATTGGCGGTTGCGGCAGCTTCCAGCATCTGGCAGATCTCCTCGTTGCGTGAGTGAGGTGCATAAGGGTCGAAACTGCTTTGCAGCAGTTTCCGAAAGCAAGCGAGCTGTTGAACATCAAGCGGGGCAGAGCTTTTGTACTCAGGATCGAGTGGCAGCATCAGAGAACAACGTTGGTGTTGATGTTTGATCCATATTGTGGCGAGACTCCTGCGGCCCACGAACGTAGGCCAATGTTTAGATCCAGTGTTGAATCGGCAGTTGAGATGACTGGGTTGTTGCCGGTTGGATTCCCTTCTCCAGAATTAGCGGAACCGATTGTAAAGCTAGGTGTGTGAGTTCCGAAGTTAGAGGAATTCGCCCCAGCTCGCATGAAGAGACCAACGCTCGAAACCGGAGTTCCCTTGAATGCAATCGTATCGTTTACCACCACGCCGCACGAGCCCTCAGGCTGCAGGAAACTACCATAAGGAGATCCAAGAATGACCCCTCGCGTTTTTGTGTTGTTATAGCCGTTTGCCCCAAACCTGCCGGCCCAACCAGCCCAGGCCTGTCCGGTTCCCTTGGATGCATTGTCTTTAAAGAACGCGTTAATCACGGTCATGCCGAATCTCGCGTGAAATACTTGGTCAAGGAATGGCCCCATTGTGAGATCATTCTGGTTTGTGGGATATGCTATCGCTATTGAAGTGCTTGCGTTACTGATCAGGTGGATTGAATTGGGAAGGAGCTTCCCAAACAGATCGGTGTAGTAGCTAAGGTCTGGCCCATTTGATCGTAGGACATTCACTGTCAACCCCGTACTGCCATCAACGTACCCCCCAATGTGATCTAGGTTGATGCTGATACCAGGTAGAGTTGGCGCGATCAGTGTATGGTAGAACTGCCTCCAGATCCAAGGAGTTGGCACCGCAGCGGTCCCATAATGCGCATAGTTGGCAAGCGTGAGATTATTTGTGCAGCCAATACCAGACGACGATATGGTTGTGTTGCCTCGCAGGTATAGGTTTGCAAAACCAAGTCGGACATTGTCACGCACAGCAATATAAGGAGGTCGATACGCTCCAGGATAGTCTTTCCGGCCTGGCAGGCCAGGCCCCAGGATCATGTCGTAGAGCTTTGCACTGCTCTGGTCTCCACCTCCGATGCTGAAAACCGGCGTAAAGTTGATGGATGCAAAATCACCTGTGAAGCCCGTCGCAATCCTGAGGCTATTTAGCAGTGCATCAACATTTGTCGGTGTATTCTGATAGCTAAGATTTCCCGACGGCGCAAGGCCGTTGATCTTGTCCTGAGCAGGTACGCCAAGCCAGTTGCTGGATCCGGAATAGATGAATGATGCCTTGGGCCACAAGCCATCTGCAACGGCCTTGATGGTTTCAGTCAGGCCAAGCATCGCAAAGCCACCAACAAAGCGGACATTCTTGGCCGTAAACAGGGTTGACGGGAACTGGCCTATCAACAGGTTGGGATTTTCCGGAGGCCCGCCAGAAAATGATGCGTCGAACACAAACATCTTCCAGGGGACGAAATGGGGAATGGCCGTGAAGTTTTCGTATCCTGTCCCGTCGTAGTAGTTATTCGGTACGCTGGCCGTGCCGACTGAGTTACTGGGAAACGGCATTGCAGTGAATGTTTCGTTCCATGCTTCAAAACGGACATTGCAATACCAGTAGGATCCTGGATCGTAGAGACCAACCGCTGCAATCCGGACAACGCCGGTTTGCTCACTGCCGGCCAACAACTGGTTCAGGTACTCTGATGCCCTCGCAAGCGAAGGGATTGCCTTTTGTTTTGTCGTCGGCGGATCTTCCAGCATGCTATTCAAATCTCTATCAATGGCTGTGGATTTCACGTAGACAAAGATTTCCCCGGTATTGGCCGAAACCAGCCGCTGCGCCTGTTTCCACGCATTGAGGCCAGGCAGATTGACAGCACGTGGCTCCGCATTGATCGCTGCATCATTGGTTGCGATGGGTGCTGCGCTGCCGATCTTTTGCAGCTCCGTCAGCGCGGTCAGCTTCAGGGGGCCCAGCTTTGTGGTCTGGCCCGCCGCCACATCCTCAAAGGTCACCGGGCCCTCAAAGTCAGCACTGCCTTCCACGGTGAGCTGACTGGTGATCGTCAGATTTGCCCGCTCATCGCTCTGCGTCGTGTTGAGATCGCCAGTGCCCAGGTTCTCGACAGATTGAACGACGCCGGTCGCGACGTCTTCGAGCCCTCGAGGGCTCACTAGCAATCCGTCCTCCTGGCTGCCCTGCGGAATCACCCGCCCACCTGCCTGCCCCGTGAACAGGTAGGTGAACCGATTCTGGGCGCCCATGTCCTGGAGCGCTTTCGGCACGGCTTTGCTGTAGTTACCAGCGCCGGAGGTGAACCAGCGGTGGCCGCCCATCCAGAGCGTCGATGGGCGGCGCCACTCCAGGGCCCAGTTGGCAGCGCCTGTGGCGGCGCCACCGGCTGGGGTGACGGCCGACAGGGCCAGGGTGTTGGCCGGTGAGCTGGTCAGCGCGGGATTGCGGTCGCGCCTGGCCTCGCTGCGTGGGATCAAGGCGGCATGGGCCTCGCTGGGGCTGTAACCCATGGCCGTCAGCAGCAGATGGGCTCCCAGGTAGTCCACGCCACTGCGGTACTGGCCATGAATGCTCGCCGCGGCCGACCACACCGTTGTCCAGTTGATGCCGCAGGTGGTGGTCACCTCGGCCCCATCGGTGTCGACGTCAAAAACGAGGACTGGCGCCTCGTTTCGCAGGTTGTCTTCGGGCGCAAAGCCCGACTCCATGTGGACGTAGGTTTGCTGCCAGAGCCTTGGATCGGGCGTGGCCTGGGCGGTGGTCAGGTCCTGGCTGTTGATCCAGTGCTTGGCCGCGTGCAACACCACGGTGCCAGCCCGGTAGAAGGTCCCGTTGGCGTAGTTGACAGGGGTGCCGCCGCGGCGCACGGTCACCTCGGCCGTGGTCAGCACGCCTGCGGTTGGGCTGCTGCCGACACCGGTGGTGGTGGCAAGGATCAGCTCAGAGCTGCTCAACGGCCTCGCGATCGACACGCTGGCGGGATCGGTCTGCAGCACGTAATGGGCAGGGGGGATCCGGGCTTTGGTGGTGTTGCTCAGCAGCATGCTGAGGCGCCGCTCAGCTGGGGTGCGGGTGTCGACCAGGCGCCGAACGTAGACCCGGCTTCCAATGGCCAGGCTGACCCCGTTGCCTGCCAGCTCGATTGGGTTGCCACTGGGATCGGTGGCTGGGCTGCTCAGGTTGAGCAGGGCAGGGGCCGTGGAGGACCAGGGCTGGGCTGATGCCGGTGCCCGCCAGTCGACACCCTGGGGGTTTTCGATCCAGATGAAGCTGTCAGGCGGCAGGCTGTAGCCGCGGCGGCCGAGGAGTTCGGGAACGGTGGAGCTGCTGCCAAACGGCGCCAGGGGTGAGCTGAGGGTGATGGTGCTGCTGGTGATCGCCGCGACGGATCCCAGGTAGTAGCGCTGGATGTTCCCGGATTTCTCCCCGGGCGAAAGGGGCACCCGCACAGCGCTGAGCTGCCAGGAGCGGTCCTGGGGGAGTGCGGCGGCTCGGTAACCCCTGGCCAAGCCTGCGCAACCCCCAAAGCTGCTGTTGCCGTTGTTGGAGTCGATCTCGCCGCCGGCATCGACAAAGCTGTGAACCGCTTCGCCGATGTCAAAGATGCTGACCTTTTGGATGAAGGCCTCATTGATCGCGCCAACACCAATGGATCGGCGCAACGGGTTGGGCCGGATATTGTCTGGCGTTTGGCTGATGTAATCGGCGTAGCTGCTTACAGGCACCCATTCGCCATTGGCATATTTCTGCCAGCAGCGCATATCGTTTTGATTGCTGCCCTCCGTGAAGGGCATGTTTTTCTGCAGGCTGACGCCGGTGAAGTTGGCCATCACGAAGCTCTTGAAGCCCTCGACCTTGGCGCCATCGGCCCACAGGCGGCCCATGCCGAGGTCCGATCGCACCGAGCACTGGAAGATGTAGAACGATGCCGAATTCGTGCTATCCCAGCTTTCGCCAGGGCTGCCGCTGATCGGTGCCGCGATCTGGTATTCCGTGCCTCGGGCGGCCAGATAGGCCTGAGAGAGGTTGCCGCCGCTGCCGCAGGCGGTCCAGACCGTGCCGTAGAACGCGTTGAGCTCGGCCTGGGTGGCATGGCCAAAGGCGCTAAGCAGGTGGTGCGAGCTCAAATGATTGAGCTTGTCCCGGAAGGTGAGGCCAAACGCATAGCCGCCGCCGGTGGCTTTGAAGATCTGGCGGCGAAGGTTGTAGCTGGCTACGCCATTGGCATAGGTGGGGATTTCATCGACGTTGCCACTTGGCACCCAGCTGGGCCGGAGAATCGTGTGCCGCAAATCACCGGTGAGGCTGACCAGCGAGGCGCCGCGGGGAACCAGAACGCCTCCCTCGCTGGGGTTGAAGCTGATCAGGTGCTCTGGGGTGGGCTCAAAGCCATCGGCCCATTGCCCGACGGCAATCGCATCGCCATCTGTTGGGGGGTTGTTATAGACAATATGCAGCGCAGGCGCCAGAACAATACAAACGCAATCCAGATGGGCCAATGGGTCGCTGATGTACCAATTCTTACTGGTGATGATTGCCGCTTCGATGATGGCGCGGTTGACGGTTTTGAACGGCCGTTGGGGGGAAAAGCCGCAAACCAGCCGCTGATTTTCCAGGCGCCGCAACTTGGCGGCAATGATCGCCTCCGTGGTGGCGCCGGCTGGCTCCTCGAACCAGTTGTAGCTACCAGCGACAAAGCGGTCTGAGCCGGTATAAGGATTGACGTAGAGGACAAACGGGCTGTTGAGCGGATCAGCGGGCTCAGCATCCCCCGGGGCGATGTTGGCATTGCCCACCAGCTGCAGCATGGCATCGACCATGGCTGAAAGCTGGTTCTTGGCGCGCAGCTGCCCACCGGCGCCGAAGGCGTTGCGGATGCCAGCAACGGCATTGGCGAGGTGGAGGCGAGCCACAAGCTGCTGCGGTTTTCAGCAGGCTAGGCAGGCGCAATCTCGCACAAGGGATGCGTCCGATCGGCGATCACAAGGCGAATATCGCCGACGGCAGCAAACTGCCCGGTGACTTTCATCGTGTCGCCGGCTTGCGCCGATAGCCGAGTTTTGGTGAGGGCGATGTCCAGTTCGTAGAACAGGCACTCCTCGCGAATGAAGGCATGGCCGTTGGAATGCCCCTCCAGCCCATTGGCGACCAGGAGGCGGATCGTGCCGGTGCTGCCATGGCGGGTGAGCAGCTGCAGCCTGAGCATCGCTGCAATGGGGCTGACCCCTGGGCTCCAAGTGTTGCTCACCTCGCCGGAGAACGATCCAGCGCCTGAGGCCTGGCTGGCAACCACCGAGCCAAAGGCTTCGCCGATGGCCCCGTGATCGAGCATCCCGGGATCGCTCTCGAGTTCCCACCCCGATAGATCGGCTTGCCGTTTCCAGCCCCGCTCGTCTGCATCAGCTCCAGCCTGCTCAATTTCCTCAGGCAGGTCTGAGACCAGATCCGCCAGGAGGCTTTCAGGCTGTTCGGGGCGCGGGATGGACAGCGCCAGCTGCAGCAGTGCATCGGCGTAGCCGCTGCGATGGCTGGCCATGCTGACAATCAGCCGATCAAAGCCCACCTGGCGCAGGGGGAGGCGACAGGTTTCGCCACCGTTCACGGCGGCCACCTCGAGGCTGTAGAAGGTGGCGCGCTCAAGCGCGTCTCGGTTGATAAACACCGTGGCCTGCTGGGCCATGCCAACGGTGCCTGGGTGCTCCCAGAAGGTGGCGTTGTCGTCTGGGCCCCAGAAGGGTGCGTCGTTGCCGATGCGGTGGAGAGTTGCCGGGCCGCTGGACGCAAAGTCGCCCCAGAAGCTGTGGCCATCGGGGCAGTTGGCATAGCCGGTGCCCAGAACGTCGATCGGCAATCCCAGCGGCGCGGTGAGCAGCACCTCATCGCCATTGAGAAAACCGGGCTCCTCCAACCGCAAGCGCACCACACGGCCTGGTGCATCGATCCCCTCATCGGTGAGCAGCACTGGCGGTGGCCAGCTGCGGCTCAGGGTGAGCGTGCCGATCTGGCCGTCGATCGCCATGGTTCAGAAACGGCCGCTCATGTCGCCATTCACTTCGAGGCTCAAGGAGCAGCTGATCAGCTCGCGAACCCGGATCGGCGCGCCCAGGGAGGCGGTGAGAACGTCCATGGTGAAATCCCCCCGGGTCGAGCCGCGTTTCGTGACGATGCGCAGATTGTCGAGATCTTCTCCGTCATCCCAGATGCTGTTGGCCATGGCCACCGCTGCGGCATTGTCGGG